GAGGCTTGGCCGCTCTTCACCGCCCCATAAATTGCTATCCCCGCCCCGACGGCGGCTACGGCTGTCGCTACTCCCATGGATCACCCCTTGTAAATGAAGTTGGTCATTCCCTCATCTGTCTTTGTCAGACCAGCTTCGATATATCTCTGTTTCAGTTTACCAGCTTTGCAGGATGTAAAAAGAGTTAAATTCTTGCTCACCGCGAACTCCATGCAAGCATTTATACACTCATTGATGGCCAATTCTCGCTCTTGTTTGGTAATTTTGCGACTTACCGTCATCCATTCCATAATGCCCCAGCTGCTTCCAACCGTCTCATAAACGAACACGAAGCAAGCCGGGACATCTCCCAAATAGGAAACAAATCCAATCGGGGAAATTAAGTTTGGCGGAAGGCATGGCCATTTGTGCGAAACGAGTACCTCGCAAAAAATGTCATAATGCTCTTCGTGCGAGTAAGGTTTAATCATCCTTCCCATCCATCAATATCAACAGCGAATTCTACAACTTCTTCCTGCGATCCAATCGAGTTCGCAGCGACAGGAGTGAATGGATTCGCTGGTGTTGCTTGGAAGAGAAGGCCCGTAGTGAAAGACACAAACGCATCTCCACCGAGCGATACAAGCCGACCGCCGTGGTCGTTTGCAGAAATATCGCGATGATACCATCCTGCCATCTGCATCTCTGGGTTGGTAGTCGCATCAATTGTCAAAAGTGCCGGAAGTTCGACTGTTCCGTTTGATCCAGTTGCAGTCGACGGGGTGAAGCGTCCCTTAACCTGAAGCTGCTTTCCGTTTCGCTTCCACCAAAAGGTAACATCCGTTGGAGTGCCCCATGCCGTAAGCGCCGGAACGTAAGTGATCCATTGTGACGGAATCCTGTTTTCAACCACGACCCAACCCGTAGTCGCTGCTCTAATGGTCAATCGTTCGTACTGTGTCGCCACGTTTCTGGTCGTTTTACCGTTGATGGTTTCACTTCCGTCTCCGTCCAAAATGAGCTTATAAAGAGTCGAATCAACTCGCTCAAAAGTAAGTTCACGGCCGATCATAGAAAACACACTTGGCAGAATCTCTGTGGTGTTCGACCCACTCAAGGTGTATGAGTGAACGCGCGTATCTTTTGGAATAATTTCACTGTAGCTGTTTCCGTAGGTGACGGCAGAAAGAGCGACAAGGTTAGAGCTTCCGTTATTATAAACGGACCCAATGCAGCGCCACGCCTCTGAAGAGTGATAATACCCCTTCAGTTCTTTTCGCAAAATAGGCGCTTGCGAAGACATTTTTGGAACCCCAAGCTCTGTCAAATACAGGTAATAAGTTGTTGATGACTGCTCTGTTTCACCGCTAACCAAGTCCGACGTAATATCGAAAAGATATTTAAATTCATCAGTGTGGAGGTTGGTTCCGTACACAGATACGTTCCCGCTTGATCGACCAGAGCTGCTCGCGGTGGTGTTCGTCACTGCATCGATATAGGCGTCGTTTGTCTCGTTAAATTGATGATAAAAGTCGTTAGAGCGAGCAACAACGGTGTTCGTGCTTTCTTGGGCTACCAAACCAACGAATGTCGCGTCCGCTTGAACCCATGCGGTTCCGCTATAGCTTTTCCACATGCTCACGTTTTCGTCGAACCAGAAATCACCGATGGATGCGCCGGAAGGGGTTGCGTTTCCGTAGCGAAGAGGGTTGTAGGTTGCGATCAAATACCCGTCTTTATGTAAAAAGATGTAGGTCATGCGCAAGATTGTAATTGTATGCCCGGTGGTGAGAGTGATCGGAAGAGTCGGCGCGTTTGTGGAATCAAAAAGGAAGCCGCGGTAAATATTCGTAATCTGGGTAGCGCTTGAAACCGTACCCATGAAGTATTCTGTATTTCCGCCGTTCACGATTTTGAAGATCGCACTCTTTCCGATGTTGGCTGTGATTTCTGCGCCCACACTTGAAATATTGAATGTCGTCACACTCTTGCTGTATTGAGCGTTTGCAGAAAAGTTATCGGCAAGCGTTGCAGTGTTTCCGGAGGTGATCGCACCACTTAATCCAGTCAAAGCAATATCGGTTGAAAATGTGTAAAGAACGTTATCGATGAATACGTTGAAGTCCACGTCTGTAGCCAAAAGCTTGACGCCGCTTGCACCCTCGGCTTTTAAGAAAATTGGCTGATTAGAAAGCGCCGTGTGCTTTCCAGAAATAATCCGGCTTGGAGAGATAAAAAAAGCTTGTTCCAGTGAGTCATTTAGTGTGGCAAGAGTGGCAGCTGGTGCCGAATACCACCGAGAAACGCCTAGCGCGCGCTGGAGGACGAAACGGATTCTTTCGATTTCTTGAGCAACAGAAATCGGCTGAACCAAGTTCTCCGAACCAATTTCTCCCGGGTCTTCGGTGGTTTGCATTTCAGAAAGGTTCGAGCTTATCCCCCCAGAGTGTGGTGCATCGACGTTTGCGAGGATGTTGTTAAATTCCGCGTTCAAATCGGGCTGCGTAACCGTTTCGCCCAAACTCCAAACTTTTAACCGTGAAAATAAACCAGCCATGTTTTAGCCCCTTACTTGTCTTGCGACTTGTGATCTTGACCCGCAATTCGATAATAAACTCTAATCCCTGTAATTTTAACAGGATAAATACCGCCCTCGAAATCGTCTGGGTTTGCATTCCCAGTATACGGTTCCGAAATGGTTTCTCCATCACGAACAACGAAGGAAATCGTTTGACCGCGGCCATTCAAGGAATTCCACTTTGGTCGCGTTCCACGACCGCCAAGATAACCACTTCCGAGCTTCCAAAGAAAGTTAGAAAACTTTTTGACCGTTCCAAATATGGATGGACCAAGAACCCCACCGAAATACGGCTGAATCAAAAAGGTCTTTGAAAACTTCGAATCAATATACACGTCAACCGCCAAGGGATAAACACTTGTCGATTCAAACATCAGCTCGAACCCATCGAAAAGCTTATTGGCTTCCGTTTCAAAATTAAGATGTGGCGTCTGAATCCTGAAAGGTGTTGCTGAGGTGTAAGTCGGGTAATAGGTTGCCATCCGGCCTGAAACATAATCGCCGTCATCGAAATTTAGCTTAGCAAAAAGAAAGTGGTCGTCGCCGTATGCGTCCTTGTACCGATCGACCGCCGTTACAGCCACACCGTTATACTTGTGCCAAGAAATCCTTGGAGTTGTTTCGTTAAAATCAATGTAAATGAGAGAATCGCAAAACCCATCTTCGCTCTTGTAGCTCGGAAATGCCACAATACCGATCTTTCTTTTAGGAAGAAATGCCGCAAAAGAGTTGTAGAGGTATTGGCTTCGAATCACACTCGAAAAAACATCTGATGTTTTAAGTGCTGAAAGAATATCAGCGTTATAAACATCCCCCAAACGAAAGGCCGCAGTCATTGAAACAAGGGACCCATCATTTGAAAAAATGTAAACGTCGTCCGTCGCTTCAAAGTAAGAGCAAGCCGAAGCAATGCCGAATGTTCCGGAAGTTTTTTGGTAATACCAATTTGTAGGATTTGGGTCATCATCCACGAACCCGTACACCCCGTAAGGCTTTTTGAAAGAAAACAACTTCCCCTTATAAACAAGAGCCGAAACCAACCCTTCGTTTTCACCCGGGTAAATGTTCTGAATCAAAACCCCCTCTTCTGCGGGGTTAAAGTTCTCTTGGTCGTCTGGTGCAGAGAAATATTGCTGATGTGGATTTGATTTATTCCCAAAACAAACAAGTCTGTTTCTGTAAATCAATCCAAATGTCGGATAAGTCGTCGACCAGTCCGGCGAAGGTATTGCTAGATTCCTCCGCGTGTTTCCGTCGCCCTCAATTACCTGGATTGGGCTATTCCCTGAAAAGATGTAAACTTTTTTTGCTTCATTCTGACTTTCGTTTCCACCTGTGACAATCACAGGCATGCAGTCAATAGAAAGAAGCTCTGGGGCTGCGCCAAGTGCAGTGATTTCAATACGGGTGAAGCCGTTTACGTATTTATAAACGCGCCCCTTATCAGTAACTACAATTTGTCGTTCAATACGAGGCTCTGGATAATAGCGCTTTACTGCGATTGGTTTTTCGTCTTCGAAATCAGGAGTCTGAAAAGATGGGTTTGCGTACATCCAATCTGCAATTTCTTCTGCTCTTTCAATAATTCCGTTCTTAAATTGAACGTTTTCGCATCGAATAAGAGCATTTGGTGGCAAATCGTTCTGGGAAAGGTCCGACATTAGTCCGTAAGCACCCAACTTAATCACTTTTTGGCTTCCGGAGTATCCCATTAGAAGTATCCTCTCCAAACGCGACCACGATTTACTCCGCCTTGATCGCTTCTGGAAATAAGTCTTCCGTAGTTAGAATTTGTGTTCGCTTTCTCGACCTTTGATGCACGAACCAATGCCATCATTCCCGCGCGCGCAAGCTCTCTGTACTCGGCTGCACGGCTGTCGTTTTTGTCCATGAGAAGATAGTACGTCGCATAATAGTCGAGTGTCGCCCGGTGATCTCTCGGAACGACAGGAATGCTTGCCTCGTCGTCTGTTAATGATTCTGGCACAGGAATCGAATCATACTCTATCCGGATCGGCTTTTCTCCGGACGCCGGAATCCTGTTGAACCGAACCGTCGGACGCATGCCATTGTCTTTGAATACTTGCGTGAACCTATCAGGGCAACCCTCGCGTACGCCCATGGGATAGTCGCGGTTAAAGGTAGACTGGTCGATCATCTCAATTTTACCGTCCCAATTCACATCTGAATTCCTGGACGTGGACATCGGCCCCACGAGGCGCAATATCCCTGGATCAAGCTGATAGTCGAGCTTCATCAACCTGGTTCCAAAAGCGGCACCACTATCTCCGATGTAAACAGAATCAAGCGTTGCAACGGCAGTTCCGGCCACATGAGAAGCCACCCGGTAAACATCGGCATGGTCATCAAAGGAAATGTAGTAGTTTTTTACAGAGTAAGGAATCACTGTGTTAAACGTGATCGCGTCCGAGTTGAAAGTCGCAGTCGTGGTGTACGCTCTAACCATTGGTTGGATGACCATTGTGCTGGCATGCCGTTTTTTTGCCCAAGCCCATGGTTGGCCGATATCCAGCCCAAGATCGGCCGCACCAGAGAGAATGGCAAGGTAGGCTCGATTGAGAAAGATCATTACGGTTTCGTCGTATTCCGAAGTCCCGTCCGTAAGCTCTCCGGAGTGTCTTAAAACCTCTTCTTTTAGGTCTTTCGCGTTCTCGTAATTTGCCACTCATGCCTCCTATGCCTTAAATGGTAACGCAATCCCCAGCACAAAACCAAGGATTGCGTTTATCATTCCATCAAGAGCGGTTTACCTGCTACTTGTGATCTTTTTTCGAGTCGCCTTTTGGAGCTTTCTGTTCTTGCTTAAGGTCTGAGTTGAATTCTTCCTCAGTCTTCCCTTCGGCATCAACCGGAACGCTCTTCTTGGTGTCGCCTTGTATGATAATTTTCTCACCATTTGCATGGAAGAAATTACCCGAACCAATAGGCTGCTCTATTTTATGCTCAACACCACCTTGATCATTTTTATTAATGTTCAATTTGTAGTGATTTTCCCCAATGACCTTACCAGTTTTGGGGTCTTTTACGCTTGTATTATAATCAAAACCGCTATTCGTTTCGCTCATATATCCTCCTTATTAAAGAGGATTTTAGTATCCTCTTACCAGAACTCGCAAATCTGCGTCTGGTGTAACTGAAGTTGCAATTTCAGTTCCAGCGTTATCTAGAAGTTGCACTTTACCGGAACTGACGTTGTAGCGAGGAAAGTAACCGCCGACAATCATCGAGTCAAGAAATTGGATAGACTCAATCTCGGTACTAAAACCAAGACTTGCCTTATCAAATGCAAGACCGTTTGCTGGATAAGTTTTTGCACCGTCTCCTACGTGGATGGTTGCAAGGACTTCTCTAAAGCTTGATGACGCGTCGATTGTGCGCACCTTGTTTACTGTGTAACTGTAAGCCGTAATTGCTGCCATGTTTTCTCCTCAAAAAAAGGGGTGATGAAGCCCGCGAACGGACGCCACCACCCCAAATTGTTTACGCCGAAATGATTACGTTTGAAGAGTTTGCATCTGCTTCGCAATCTTCTTCAACGACAACGTATGGCTGTCCGCCACCCGCTGTAGAAGTGGTAGAAACCGCAATGCGAATTTCCCCGCCCTCTTTCACAGAGTATGGAGCGATGTTCTTCTTGTAGACCTTACCGATGGTCGCGCCAACAGGAATGGTTACAGTCCCGAGGGTTACGATGCCAGTGTCACTACCATAGATAGGGCGGTAGTAATACGTGATCACGGTTGCAGTCACTGTAGGTGAAGTGCCGACCACTGCATTGAGTGAAAGCACGTCACTTTGACGGGTGACTAACTGGTTTACAATATCTGCCGCAGATGTGAACACCTGTACAGATTTAGGGAGCAAGTTCGGTCCTTTGAAATTATACATTCTATTTTTTCTCCTTAATCAGTCTTAGGTTGAAGTTACGTGAACAACGCGGCTTTCGCCTGGGTTCGCTGAAGAGCCCCAAACCAGACCGAAGTTAAGAATTCCGTACCAAGCAATACCGCGTGAACGACCGTAGTCATCACCTGGTTTTGCACGAAGTTCTGGGTCTTGAGCAATCGCCATAGCAACTGCATCGTCACCGAAGAACACCGCTTCACCAAGAACACCGTTCAATCCAAGAGACTGAGAAAGTGCGCTTGAGTTTTGGATTTCGATGAAACGGAACTGTTCCAATTTACCAAGCTCTGAATTGTATTTATCCTGAGCATTGGTGTATTTGTGCCAGTCTTCCCATTTCGGGTCATTCATGATACCGCGCTTTGCTTTTGTAGAAACGAAAGCAATGTATTCTTCGCCGTCGCCGTACATTGGAGCAAGGAGGGTATTAAACATGTAATCGCGAATCTGCTCAACGTGAAACACGTTCAGGTTAGAAGTCGCTTGCGCGCCAGCTGTCCCGTTGGTGGTGATGGTTGCAGAAGCCGCTCCAGTTGGAACGTACTTGATTGGTGCAGCCTTGAAAGCGTCCGCAGCAGCAGAGTCAAGAACCAGTTTCATCTGATTCATCAATGCCTTTTGGATTGGGTTCTCAAGGTTGAAAGTTGCGAGATCAGCCGCAAGCTCGGTGTACGGGACCGAACGTCCGAATTCCGCCACAGTGATAACTGTGCTGGAAAGCGTCAATTGGTCTTCCGGCATCTTTTCAAGTTCGTTAAGACGTCCGCTTGTAGGAACCGCGAGGTTTCCCACACGAAGAATGCTGATCGACTCGCCTTTGCCTTTTCCGTATCCGGTTTCAGGACGTGCGAATTGAAGCATGTTCGTTTTAGAGATCGCCGCAGTACGGATTTTCTCCGAAGCTGCACGCGACTTAAAAACGCCGCCTTGCATGTCATATGTCCAAGTAAATTCAGCCATTATCTACCCCTTTTTTGAAACCGTCGAATTTGTGAGGCCATATCATTGGGCTCACTCTGCGCGGCTGCTTTCGATGATGGAATATTATTAGTGCTAGATGCGACTACCGCACTACCACTGGGAAGCTCTTTTCCACCTTCAGGTCTTCCCTTTATCTTACCAAAAATTGCACGTACGTCTTTACCAACTGTATCTAAGACTTGATCCGCTGGCAAATGACCCATCTCTTTTTTTCTTTTCTCGAACTGGAACTCGACCATCTCGGCATGGTCCTTCAGGTCTGGGAACTTAGAGTAGAAAGTCTGCCAACTTCTCTGCTGCGCATTTTCATTGCGAATCTGTCCCAGAACTTCTTTTTTAGCATCTTCCTTAACAAGTTCATAAAACGCGTTAGGGTCTTGATATAAAAGGTCACCTGGCTTCGGGTGGTTAGCGCCTTGAAGAGCTGGTGAAGCTGGGTGGCTGTACTCGCGCTCAATATCTTGACGGGTAACTTTTGTCTGAAGCTCTTGCGTATAAGCGATCAAGTCTTCTTTGCTCTCGAATCTTTTTCCACCGAGATAGATTGGGCCGCTTTCATCTCTTTGGGCCGGGGCCGCGCTTTCTTGCTCTGGAGCCGGAGGCGAAGCATCGTCCTCATACCCAATGGTTAAGTTTCCCATCTCTTTCGGAACTTCAATAACATTCTCTCTCTCAAATTGTTCAAACATCTGTAATCACTTTCTCGCCGACACTTTTTCCGGCTTTGATTAGTTTAAGCATCTTATTTTCCAAATCGTCCAGACTAACGAGTGTTGAAATAAGCCCAATATACACGCTCAATTCGTGTCTATTTGACCTGAATTCATCTTTCATCTTAGCTAGAACAAACGCCCGCTCCTTATCAAGAAACGGCTTAAATAACTCGAAAGCGACCACAGCCCCTCGCGAGTTATTCAAAACTTCGACTGACTTTTCATCCATTCGACTTGCGCTTTACGCCTTGTGATTTACCACTCGCCATAAAGTCTCCGCTAGAAACTTTTTTCTTTCCGGCTTCCATATCGATCCCTGGATGAACCTTCATTTTTGCCATCGGCGTTTCACAAACGCGAGCAACTTCATTACCGTTTTTCATGTTCACTTTTTTCATATCTTCTTTTTTCATTAGTTTATTCCTCCTTGGGCCTTACCTGCGAGACCCGACATATCTGATCTTGGGATCATTGACTCAGTTGATTCGGCCGACCCCTCTGCCGAAGCTTGTGGAATTTGTGACTGCATATCTGGGCCTTGACCCGCCTGCATGCCTTGCCCTTGCGCCATCATTGCTGATTCAGCCTGCGCCTGCATTCCTGCTTTTTCGTCGCGAGAAAGCTTAATTCTGTCGACTGAAATATCAAGAGACCGTAAGAACTCACCGAGGAGCGACCCCATGCTGTACTCTTTTAAGAACTCTTCCATTAGAGGTGGGTCGGCAGAAAGTGTCTGAAGTAGAGCTGTGATTTTTCTGAAATCTTTTTGTTTTGCTAAAACGCGAGAAACACCGAAAACCTTGAACTTGAATCCGTCCACGCATTTCGCGAAACGCTCTTCCCTGCTCATCGCAAGAACTTCGTCGGCGCGATCTTCGCCAATAATGGCCGCAAGGTCTGGACGATAGGTTTCATCAAGGTGCTGCAAGCGGTTTGCCCACATCTGGTACAAAATTGGCTCGACAAAGTTCACTTCAATGACCTTAGAGATGCCGGTCATGACTCCCGTGATGGACTGAGAGGCCTCAACCACTTCGGTGGCTTTTACTGCCCGGTTTGGCATTACGCCCATACGAAGGTCATTGGTGAGAGCCATGGCAGAGAACTCAGAGTTCATCATCTGATAAACGTTCATGGTCTCAGCACTCATACCGTTCGTCGGAACCACTTCAATAACTTTCGCACCAACTGGAGCTGAAGAATTTACCTTTAAGGTGATTCCCGGATAAACACCATTTGATATCTGGGACTCGTCCTCCAACCAGTCGGTACGAATTTGTTTGATGCCGTGAACGGAATTCATTCCATCGTCCACCATGAGATTATAAAGCTCATTCAAAGCCATATTCGCGCGCGTAGGGCCGTCCATGAGGGCTTTGTGCCAAACTGAGTTTGGAACGCGAATGAATGGTGCAAAGATAAAAGGAATTTGGCTGTGCCAGAATGGGTTCGGCGTTGGCTTACGAAGTAGAAGTGTGTCATCTGCAATGGTCCATGTCACGTCTTCGTGGAGCACTTTGCCGAGTGAATCTACGATGGTTCCCCAACATTCATAGAGCTTGATTCTCTTCCGCTGATAAGAGTAGGTCGGAGACTGACCTGTTTCGTTTGATTTCTTGGCGGCAGTATTGTCTGACTCCGTATATCCGGCTTCGATTTCATCTAAAACTGAAGCCGAATAAATTGCATCAGGTCCCTCTGTCAATTTTTTGATATCGTGAAAATCAACGTAAGCCTCTTGAATAAAATAAAGACCGCGACCTGTTGGGTCTGGGTAAAAGTCTTCCGCGCGGAGCACGTCCACCTTGGGAGACCAGTATGGTTTCGTAAGTCTTTTCAGAACGTCCTTGTACGTTCCGTCTGCATTTTCCTTGGTTTCGGCGTAGAAAATTGCCCGATCTTTCATGTGCCCGTGAGGCTTGGCAACCATCAAACTTTGAAGCAACCCGAGCTTAACCGAGTCACCAATGGTGGAGATGAAGTCGCAAGACTCTAGGTCGCGCATAAGGAGTTGTTTTGCCTCGTCGGCGCTAATTGGGCAGTCTTCTTTTCGAACTCCGCCCTGAAGCTCCATTCCGAACCACTCACCCGCATCGACAAGGCCTTGCTGGATGAAAGAGGTGATTTGCTCAACGGCCATGGCCTGCTTTCCAACAAACTCTTTAGACTGGCCTGGCAGCTTGTGGCTGTAGTCCTGGCGCATGTGGTAGCACTCGAAGTTTCTCTGATTTTGGTCCATTCGGTTTTGTCGAGCGAACTTTGCTTCTTGGATATAGCCCTGGGTGATTTGGACTAGATCAGAGTTGTCTTTGGTTCCGTCATATTTTTGCATTTTACGCCCTTACCTGTCCAAAATGATAACCCGGTGTGGGTATATTAGTACCACGACTTTTTGACTTCCTTGGAGCTACACCCGAACAAATATACTGTAACGCATCGTGCGGGTGAGAAAAGGAGTTTTTTAGCGGCCGAATTTCGTTCGGCTCAACTTCGAAAGACTTTTCAGGATAGTGATACCCGCCATCAAATCCAGCGGGAATTACTTTCGTGCGCGTGAGGTCCACCTGGAAGTTTGGTCTGCCATGAGTTGTCGTCGTTAAAAAGTGCTCAACGGATGTTTTTCTGTCTTCGAAGGTAATCAAGCCAGGCATGACCTTAAAGAACTTTGAAATTTTTTGCACGCAGGTGGTTTCATCGGACTGAGAGCGCGCGTATCCGGCAGGGTCAACCCAAACGAGACAACTTTTCTTTGGATTCGCACCCCATCCGGGGTAGTTGGTCGCGATGTGCTTATAAAGAACTTCAGTAAAGCGTTCCGCGCCCATGTTCTCTTTTACAACCTCGTCTAAAACAACGAGACAATTTTCTTGTAATTGGCAAATAACAGCAGCAGGCGTAAGACCCCAGTCAACGCCAATAAGCAAAGGAAGTCCAATGTGTGGGTCGAGAGTTTTTCGCGATCCATGAAATGATTTGTTCCAGTCTGGAAAGACGACCTTTCCCTCGTAGGTCTCCCAAGAAATTTCATACTCTTGGTTAAATGTTGAAAGCGGCATCCCTGCTTTCATTGTATCCCGATACTTTCCATCTCTTTTGTTCGGGTTCGCCGTGTAGTGAAGCTGAAAAATAGTAAATTTATTTCCTTTGTTCCGCCACAGCTCGACCCCGGTCATGGGAAATTTTCTTTTATCCATTTCCTCTTCGGTAGTCGATTTCTCGGTTTCGTTAAATTCGTCAAACACGAGTTGCTTGAAAAATCCTGGCGCAGCGGACGAAATCATGGTCATTCGGCCAGTATCCTCGATGATTGGAAAAGTCGCCGAGTACATTTCTTTTGCATCAGGCCAAAACGCGCACTCATCCGCCAAAATTCCCGAAGCTGCATATGAACGAAGCTGATCTGCTCCTGATGCGAACGCTAAAATTCTAGAACCAACTTCCGGGAACTCTAAACAGCAAAATGTCTTTTTGTATTTCGGGATAAGTTCGCGAGGGAACTCTGGCGGAATGTTATCTAGAATGAATTTCATTCGCTCAAGCAAGTCGTCCGCGTCGTCCTCTTTACGAGAAATTACCGCAGTCTGTCTGCCGATGTTAAACATGGTGTCGTGCAAATAAAGAATGAGCGTCGCCCACGAGAGAAACATCCGGCGTGACTTAGGTACTGCGAGCAATCGCTCGCGCTGCCACAGTTTAAAGTATAGCTTTAGGTACTCCAAATCCGCCGGAAATTTCTTAATTGGGTTTTTTAAATCCTTCTCGTCTTTCGTGTAGACCAGTTCGCACGCAAAGGCATACGGGTCATTTCTGATTTTTTTAAATCTTTCGAGTAAGGATTGATCCATAATTTAACCGAAGAAATACACCTTGTAAGTCCCGGTGGTGATCGCAGTCGCCTTGCTTGTTTTTAGTGCAACTTTTTGATTTGCAGAAATAACAACTTCAACACCAGGATTCGCCTCAACGCAACAATCTGCAAATGAAGACACACCATCAGAAACGCCAAGGAGCATTTTTTCTGAATTTAAATTTACAAACTGAACGAAAGAAATATGCGCTGGCATCAGGTTTCCTGAAATTGAATCTCCCTCTGGAGTGGTGAGATCAAGTTCCGTATAATCAGTTTCGTCCAAAGTTTTAAGAGCAACACCGGGAGTTGTTTCATCGATATCTAAATCAACCGGATCAGTCGCATCTTCAAGAGTATTGTCTGAAACGGTCAAAAGCGGGGCATTCCCAGAATAACCGGCCATGGTCACGACTACTGCAGTTGCGAGCGTCCCAGATACTGTAGCACCACTTAAACCAGTAAGTGTCCGAACTGCGGTTTGAATGGTGCCTGCAGAGGCTCCAAACGCGATGTCTGCGGTTACGTCACCGTCAAAATTTAGTTTATAATTTCCAGAGATTGGAACCGTGCTTGGTGTAATCGTTTGAACCTCGGTAACCGATGCGGCAGTTGCAAGCGTACCGACTGCCATTAAATGTGAACCTTTCATAGGACCCCTCTTTCATTCGTGACACCCTCAGTGTCAAATAGTTAAGATATTTTTACAATCTATCTATAAATTCTCATCCAGCCAACTATCCATATCGTCTTTGGTCTGGGTCGGCTGTATTTCCTTGTACTCTGCTTCAACTATATCAGTTGATCCAGGTTTGTCTTCCTTAGGTCGATTATTTTTGTCCAACGCCATCAAAAGCTCCTTAATCGCCGAACCACCGACCTCAACTGGCTGAACCGCCTTACCAAGAGCACGGTCTAAAACCATTCCGATCGCACCCAGCTGAGTGGAGCCTTTTTCTTCCTTGCTGATCAGCTTATTCAATCGTTTTGCGGCCTTAGGAACCATTGCTCGGAACATTTTTTGAGGGTCTTGAAAGAACCACTCATGCTGAATGCGCTCAACTTCTTTCTTGGCACTCTCGCTTGAGAGGATGTGGTGGATTCTGGCTTCCGAAAGGTTCATCTGACGAGCAATCTCTTTTTTCGTCACACCCATTGCGGTCATGTGGATGATCGCGCGCGTGCGAAAAGCCATCGGCTTGGCCCGATCCGGCAGCTTATTTATCTCTTCGATCTTTCTTAAAGACTCTTCTCTTTTTTCTTTGAGTGCGTCTTGAACGCTCGGCGTTTCCTCATCCATTAGTTAAGAATACTTCATATTGTTCATAAATGGAATTGGCTAAGTTTTGAATTGCACAATGGTATACCATGCGTTAATATTCGCTTATGACAAAATTTGGAATCGTCCGCTGGGTAAGGGAGAACGAGAACAATTTTAATTCGTTCCGGGTTAACAGAGAATTTTTTCAACTTCGAATGGATATGTCACTTAGTGAATGGGAAATGAATGAATATAACTCCTTTTACTTTCATCAGGTGGTTTCCTCAATAATCGACTTCTGCGCCCACCATAACTTCCCGCTACCAGAATGATTATTAAGAAACCTGAACATTTTAATATTTTGCTCATAAATACATACACTAAGACGATGTATTTAGTGCCGGAAAACAAGCCCATTCTGGGCGTGGAGGTCGAGAATGAACCAAACACCGAATCCGATGAAGACTGAACTTGTTTTTGGTTTAACGATTCTTGTGATTGTTTTGATTCTGATTGCATCGAGGCGTCTAGGATGATTCGACAAACCAGTATCGATGCGTACCGCAAAATTGAGGCCGAAGGGCTTTTAAGCAAGCTTCGCTTTACGGTCTATGATTGCGTGTTTCACTTTGGTCCGATGACCGCGCAAGAGTGTGCGAAGAAAATCAACCCGCTTCATCAAAAATCAATCACTCCGCGCTTTTCAGAGCTTGAAAGCATGGGCGTTCTGAGAGAAGTGGGGGAAAGAAAGTGCAATGTTACAGGGATGACGGTCATTGAATGGGATGTGACCAAAAATCTTCCTGAGAAACCTAAAAAAATAACAAAAATTAAGTGCGAACACTGCAACGGCAAGGGCCATTTTCTACAAGAGAGGCTCTTTTGAGCGAGAAAGACTGGTTTACTATGAAACTTTCTATTTTTATCGGCATCACCTTCCTTGCGTTCGCTCTTTTGGTCGGAATGATGCATTTAAGTGAGTTTTAATAATGGAGGAAGACATGAAAAGATATGAAAACGTAACAACTGAGGAAGTCCTAACGCCACCCGGATGCGAGCCTGAGGATGTGGTGGGCGTAATCAACGATAAACCCTTTTTTACTATCAAAAAAGCGCATTATGAGGCCATGAAAATGAGCCACTCGCAAGCTACGGCTTTTATGGAAACCATGATGGCTATTCTTGCGCGCGAGATAAATGCGGCCAATAAAACACAGCGAGAAGCTAATGCCGATCAGGGTGCCAAGTGATCACCGCAATATTCGTTTACT